CAACAGAGAATTTAAAAGCTCATACCATCATGACTATTAGTTAATAAGATTCTAGGATAAGCATCATCACCATCTTTAGAGGTAATTTTAATCTCTGGGTTCTGGAAAGCAACCATATGTTTTGAAAATATAGTTCCTTCTTTCTTTCTAGCTTTACGCTGTGCTGCTTGAACTGGAAGCCATCCTAACTTTTCTAAGTCATCAATAATTGTCTCAGTATTAACAAACAAATACTTATTACTAACATCTGGGTTAGTAGGAGCTTCAGCAAAGATAAGAGGAGCTGAGTTTCTAATTTGATCTTTGGTAAGGTATCCATCTAAACCATTACCGAATCTTAACATAACATCATTCATAATTATAACCTTTTAACTTACTTAAATATATGAATTATTTTTGTAACTACCAACTTATTCAAAAGAAAAACCAGTAAGTTCTTCGTATAATTTTTCTCCTCCTGACTTTATTGGAAGTCCAAACTTAGGATTGATTTCTTTAAAATAATTATACACTTTTCTAATTTTATCTTCTCCTATATTTTCTTTGAGATGATGTATAATTATAGCTTGAATGACATCATACCATTTCATATAGGTAGGATGAAAAAACCCATTCCAATCATAATCTAAATATTGTCTAATATCATCTTTAGACTTTATTGAAATGTCTTTAGAAAAGTAATTATCACAACAATTACAAAAGGAATTTAAAGTACCTCTAAATGGAAATTGTATATCTTCTACTTTAGCTACATTATTATATTGATCTTTTTGAGAGTATGGAATTTTTTTAAATATAACGTGTTTATTGTCTGAGGAGTATTCTCTATACTCAGAATTTATTGCTCTCAAAATTTGATGTAAAGTTAGCTGTTCTATATAGCAAGGACCGAATTCTTCTTTGTCTATAAGCTCTTTATTGGAATAATAATGTTCCAGAGATAGAGATGCTACTTTATTAAAAGTTTCATAGTCCTCTATATAGACTATATTCATATTAGGAATAGAATTTAGATGAAAGCTTTTAAGAACTTCAGGATCTATTTTATCTATAAGTCTAATAAGTAATCTTGTATAGGTATTATTTATATCGTAAATAAAGTCTGAAGAATCTGTTGATACAGAAAGAAAAGAATTTATGAAGTTACTAAAGTTATCTCCTAATCCATTACCATATCTTTCTACTCCATGAAGGTCTGGGTGACTAAACAGAAAGGGTTTATTGTACTTTTTAAAATCTATCTTGTTGAAAAGAAATGTATCGTTATCTATATGAAGAAAAGGTTCTTTAACTTCTTTGAAACAATGCAACTTACCAATACTCCATGTGTCTGAATGTTCCGGAATAATAAGAGAATCATTAAACTCTGTGTAGGGAATTCCTATTGTAGCAACCATTTTTACAATCTCAGGAGTACTATAAAAAGATATATTGCCGTAATGTTTTTTAGCAAGTACTGCACTAAGGTATTGACTATAAAGAAGTTCTTTCCAAACAGTATTGTACCTGTCTACAAAAGAATGAATAATTTTCATGTTTTGACTAATTCTAAAAGTTTCCAACAATCTATCTGTTCATCAGTTAATTCCTCTTGATGTAAATGATTTAAACAGTTTTCTAAAGCATGTACCCACTGAGATCTTGAAAGTGATATTTGATATGCTAAATCTACTTCCTCAAAAGTAATTTCAAATAAAGGAGCAACTTTTTTTTTATTCTGAACAGCTTTTTCTATCCCGGAAACTATACTCCTAGTTACCGATAGTGTCTTTTTTTTAAAGAGTTGTTCAAACTCATCTGTAGTATTAAAATGTAATTTAACCACGACTACCTGATATTTTATGAGCCTTATCCCAATAAGCTCCTGTTAAGATCTTACCTTCTCCTCTTGTATCTAAAACTTGAGTATTAGTACCCCAAAGGAAAGTAGGACCATTGTACTCATATGTTCTCATAGATGTATCTGGATTGTATCTTTCAACTCTGGTAGGTTCAGTAATTCTTCTTTTACCATCAAAAGATCTAAAGTCTTTAGTAGTAACTCTATACCAAGTTTCATTGTTAAGAAACACTTCTAATACTCCTGCAGTATTATAGTTGTTAATTAACTTTTCTGTTTCACCTCTTTTTTCTGCCATAACCTTTTATTTAACTAAATATAAGAAAAGTAACTTAAAGATCCAACTGATAGTTACTAAACTTTTTAATGTAGGAAGTCATTTTAGTTCCGTTACCATCTCTGAATTCATATCCTTTTCTAAAGAACTTCTTTACGTTACCCGGACCAGCTAAATGAGCTGCTGCAAGTATACCTGATTCAGTAATAAAGATACCGTTAATTACTTTACCGTTATATTTCTGAATGTATCTTCTAAGGATCTTTTTATTGTGAACTAATAGATCTTCCATAGCTTGTTCTTGAATGGAAGGATCAGATAGGAATTGTCTATTAGATATGTCTTTATATCCTAAGTTATCAAGAGTTTGTCTACCAAATTGATACTTACCTAAGTATCCAAATTGGTTTACTGCTTTATAGTTTCCGGAAGACTCTCTAAATCCTAAGTCTTCTAAAAATTTGTCGTGATTTTTAACAACAAGCTCTACTTTTGGAGCTTCTATCTTTGGGGTTATAACTTCTAAGGCCAAGGGCCTCGAAGGCTCTAAGTCTACTACATCAACTTTCATTCTAGAAACTATTGTAAATGCCATAACAAATGTAGATGCTAAAGACACTGCAACAGTAAAAAATAAGTTTTTCATAAGATTAGTTTTGATTAAAATAAGTCAAGGAAAGATGTTCCTATATTCTTTTCTCTAAGTTTGTCGTTTAGTTCAGAGCGTTTAACTAAATCGTCGGCAACCTTTCTTTCTAAAGGTTTTTTCTTTTTCCAAGTGGAGAATTTATCTGTTTTCTTCTTGGCCATATCCAATATAAATAGTTTACAGTTTGGAGATATACTCTTCTCCAGACATATCTTCTTGATCATCGTCGTAAAGTCCTAGACTTTTAAGATGTTCTATATGAGCTTCATCTAACTCCCAATCAGGCTCATCATTACGTGTTTTAACGTAGTCTTCCATTGCCTCTGCTTGTTTCTCTTCTATAGGCGATGCTGCATATAGAAACGAACAATTGTAGCAGAGAAACTCAATATTATCTAAATGAAAGTTTTTTTTGTTACCGTCCTTAAAACTTAGTATTACAGGAACTTTTGTATCGGTAACTCTACGTTCAGCAAAGCCACATTTAGCACAGATCTCTTCTACTAGCCCTTCTATTATTAACCTTTTCTTTATATCTCTGGCATCAAAATGTTCTATTGGTACTCTGCCTTCCAAAAGATCCATCAATGGAATTCTATCTTTACCTTTCAAAGCAAATTTAGGAATGCCTTTACCCTCTTGATTCTTATGAACTTCTAAAAGATTAACTCCTTCATCATTCTTAAACATCCTAGCATACTTCTTATAATGATTATAAGATACATGTAGATATCTGGCCGCTGCCATATTAGAACGGGTTACCTTCTGAGCTCTCAGAATATCTTCCTTGGTTAATATTTTAGATGGGGTGGGCATTAGTAATCTATACCTTCAATTCCTTCTGGTTCTTTATCTGGATCGAAAGGATCGTATTCGTCTTCTTCGTCTTCTAAGACTTGATTAACTTTTTCTTTAACAGATTGAGAGATAGCAGTTTCATCAGTATCTAAGTCAAGAATTTCTAAGTAAGCTTTTTTACCAGCTAATTCCGCTTCTTTAGCAGCGATAGCTCTAGCTTTATCTTGGTCCATAATAATAAGGTCGTTGTATGTATGATCACCAGTACCCTCTACAGTAGTAATACCTACTACAGGTTTTACAGATGAACAGTTAACACAAACGTGGTAACCTAACTCTTTTCTTTTTTCAGGGAAATCGTTGCCACATTTAGGGCAAGGAATCATTTCTAATTGCATATATAACCGTTTTAAATTTAATATCTAAATATAAGAATAATAGTTCAGACTACCAACTTTTTTTATAATTTTTTATATACACCCCAAAAGTAATTCTTTAGCCCAACATCTAGTTTAGTCAAGTTACAGTTGATAGCAGTTCCGGATAACTCTAATGTTGTTGCCTCACACCAATTCCATGTTTTATTTTGATGATTTTCATAGAAATCGTCCCAAGAATCAAAATAGTCGTGAACTGCTATATAATCTCCTGGTTTTAATAATTTAGAGTAAATGTCAAATCCCCAAGTTTTTGGTTCAGCATCAATTAAAACTAAAGAAGTGCCTGATGAGGAAATAAAAGGTTCGGCAGTGTTGGAAAGAAAAGGTTCCTTGAAAGCATTTTCAATATAGATATCAGCAAGTTCATATACGTTAGCATCAGGTTTTCCTTGCTCAAGTTCAACAGATAAAATTGGTACAGAAGTAATGGTGCTTAAAAAGTAAGTCAACCCTCCGTAACTAGTTCCTACTTCCAGTATTCTAGCTGGATTAACACTTTCAATGAATGTTTTAAACGGATCGGCAAAGCCAGGTCTTTGCTGAATATTTATATGATTTATCCAGTAACCTCCTATTTCCATTTAAAACTTTTTAATAACATCCCAAACATCTTCTGGTTGTTTAAAAGGAACAGTCTCTTCTTTTTTATTATTTTCTATAGTTATAGTACCATCCCATTCTTTATCTGGAACTAGTTGATAAAGGTACATCTGTATAAGAGCAAGTTGTTCTTTTTTAAAATGCATCTTCATTAGATTCTCTATAACATTAAAGAACTGGTCTTCATAGGTGGTCATATCCATTCCTATTTCTTCAGCCATAAAATCTCTTCTTTCTTCTATTTGTCGGAGCTGTTTTAGCACCGATATAAATAACTTTTTATCCATAGTTTCTTTATCTGGAGTAACAGTTTTTATTCGGTAAGAAAGGGGATGAATCGAAAAGAGTGTTTGTCGAATTCTCTTTAGTGGATTGATCATATATCGGAATCTTCTGGTTCTACATTTGAATCTGGGTTTTGATTAGATAAGGCTTTCCTAATTATCTTATCAAAGTATTCAATATAGATGAAGAATCCAATAATAGTTTTATCTTTTAAATTACGATCTCTTTCTACTCTTAAATCATATTCAGCTAAACCAAGTTCTAATCTCTGTTCTAACTCTATAGCTATATCATTTTGTTGAGTTGCTGTCAGTGAACCAAACTCTGTTGGTATAAACTGAACCTTTACTCCTTTTTTATTAGGATCTTCATTAGTATCAACTTTTAGAAGAAAGGAATGACCTGCAAAGTTGATCTTAGCAGCTTCAGTTACCATACTAACTAATTCTTTAAGTCTTTTCATACTCTAAATATAAGAATAAAATCTGTAATATACAAATAAATAGAATGAAATATTGTTATCAAATAGAATTTAATACATCTTTCACATTAAACATGTCATCTACGTTAATATATGGACACTCGTGAAAGTTATTTTCAAATTGATAATCAAACATGTAAGAATTTATAAGTTGATTTGCTGTAGCAGGAAGTTTAGCAGAAATGTTATTGTGAATTTTATAACCAAAAACTGTAGGTGCTGTTCCTATCCATAAAACAGTAGAAGAAAGTTTATATGCAGCGGCGGCGTGTTGTAAAGAACTATCTATAAGTACTCTCTTTTGAGACATCATAAGTAGAGAAAATAACTCTAAATTAGAAAGAGGTTTATCTACTCTTTCTATATTACCTTTAAGTTGATATCCATCAGGCCTAGTAATTTGAATAATATGAAACTGACTACTAAAGTTATTAACTATTTCCTGAGCAATCTCCATCGGCATGTCTCTAGTCCAAGAGTACGGATAACGTTGACCTTGCATTGGACCTCCATTACTCTGTAACACCATAATTGGTTTAGGTCTAACCCATAAGTTATTGTACATTTTCTGAGGGTAGTTTACAAATAACTGAGGTGTTTGTTCTTTGTAGGGGATTTCTAATAAATCACACCAGTTCTCAATTAGGTGCTTAGATTTATTTATGTGCCCAGTTTGATGATAAGGTTCATGTTTAAATATTATGGTATCCTTACCATCGATGTAGTCTTCATAAAAATACGGAGTTTGGCCTAAAGCAAATACTCTGTCGACAAAAGGGTTATTTAAAAATACTTCTGGCCAGCTAACTACCATGATAAGTTTCCTGTCAGGGTAAGTATTTTTTAACTCACCAATCAAAGAAGTCCCTGCTACGTTTTTACCTAAGCCTCCTTGAATATGCCAAATAACATATTTATCATTTTTATTATTATTAAAAGACTTAGTAGTAGGATTAGAAAGAGGTTTATTTTTTATTTCTTCAAATACATTTCTTTCCATTTTAGGAGCAGAATCTTGAGTAACAGGGGACGGTTGTCCCATATTTGCCCAAGGGTTGACCTTAGTAGCCTCAGTACCTGATAGTTTAATCTCTTTTACTTTTGGTTTGAATATTTCTTCTTTTTTTGACATGTTTATATAACTTTACCGAATTTTAATTCTGTTAATGAGTTGTTATGACCAAGTCTATCTTCTGTCACAACATTGAAAGCTAGGCTGTACCTAGAATTTTCTGATAGGTTAGTAGGAACTGAATGAACTAGATATGATGGAAATAGTAATAAAATACCTGGTATAAAAGGAATAGCAAATTCTTCCCATGAGTATTTTCCTCCCGGTTTAGAATTATCAATAGGAGTCTGTACATATGACACATTTATTCCTGCAGTACTTTTATGAAATTTGATAGCAGGGGTTTTTTCATCAGGTGTACCAAAATAAAACACACCTGAAATAATACTATTAGGATGTGTATGCCCGGTATGGTGCTGGCCTTTAGCTTTAACTGAAACCCATGATTGGCTAAGTCTATACCCAGTGGTGTTATGTCTTAGTACTGTTTTCCCGTAATAGTCAACATGTTCCATAATAAACTTAGTAAAGTCCTCACATTCAGTTCTATTTAGAATATAAGTATCTTCTGAATGCCAACCATATTGATCAACTAAATCTCCTTCGTTTAATTTTTGGTCAAAGAAGAACTGGCCAACCTGTGCAAAAGAGTCTGGTACTCTGGTTATGTAGAGAGGTGTTGGGAATAAATCTATTATTGATGATTTTTCATCTATTATAGTTTCTACGGTATCTAACTTGCTTTTGGCTCTTAGAAAGGTAGCTGATTGTTCTTGGTTAGAACACCCACAATCGTTATTTCCACATCCACAGTTGCTGTTAATATTATCCATAAATATAATATACGAATTTAATTTGATTCTACAAAATTTAATGCTAAAGAAATTCTATCAGTATTAGATTCATTTCTATCTACACTATGTTTAGTCCATGCAGGAAAAATATAACAATAAGATTCTTCCGGGTTTATAGATAAGTTTAGTGATGAAAATTTAGATTTATTTCTATATTTTCCTAAAAAAAATTGTGAATTATCAGATCTTTCTATAATTAAATTTCCTGTATTTTCTTCTTGTACTTGAATATAGTAAACTGCAGACAAGATACATTTTTGATGATCATGAGAAATATTATAATCTCCTTTTCGGTTTATATTAAACCAGAAATTACCAATTTCTAGATCATCTATGTTAGTTATTTTAGAACATTCTGTCACTACGTATTCTTGAAGTAGTGAAAAAAGATCATTGATTGCTGAAGGGTATGGTCCTTCAAGATCACTAGAATGCCAACCACCCCTATTTGAAATGTAAACTCCTGGAGATTTAGATTCTACGCCGTATATATATTCAGCTATACTTTTATTATCTATCCCTTCTATTTTTAACTTCCAAACTGGTGTGGTAAATAATTCGGTAAATTGAGATTCTATTTTCATTCTATCTAAAAGGTTCTCCTCCTGTCCAAAAAACTAATGCTTTTCTTTTACCCCTTGTTATTGGAGTAACTCTATGCATTAGATAAGTTGGAAAAATTAAAATATCTCCTTTTTCTCGTGAGAGAGTAACTATAGAATTACTATCCTCATCTGGTTCTCCTCCCATCCAAACTTGAAAATCTCCTCCTTCATATTCATCTGGATCAGATAATTGAACAGTCATGGCAAGTTTTCTTAGATTTACTTGCCCAGAACCTATATCCATATGCCAGGTTAAATGTCCTCCATTTTCAGGATAGATAACATAGTGAATAGGGTCTGTTACATAACTTAAATTAAAGTGATAAGTTTGTTCATTAGCTTTATTAACGAACTCCTCTAAAAAACTGTACAATCCTATAGTTTGTTCACTAGGATGTAAATACGCTATGTCTCTATTGTTAGTACCTTCAGAGACTGTGTTACCATGTTCTACTATACCAGTTCTTCCTTTTTCAAATTTATAATCCTTTACAAGATCTTCTAGCATCTGTATTTGATGATCACCGAAAGCTTTAGGGTAATAAGTAATATCGTTGATTGATCTTATAGGTTTAGATAATATAGGGCCAATAAACATATATAATAATTGTATTTAGGTTAAACTTTTTTATCAACTACAGGTTTATGGTCAAACCATCCTGTAAGTATATATTTTGTTTCACTTTCTGATACTACTCCTTTATGTAAGTAGGTCCAATCAGATGGCCAAATTACTAATTTGCCAGCAACTGCTTCTTCGAAATGATTTTGAAAATAAAATTCTGTCTGTCCACCATCATAGACAGTATTTAAATACACCATCCATACTAAAAGTCTTTCTGAGTGAGCTAATCCTGCTCTTTCACAATGGTATTGATAAAAACCTTCTCCAGGTTCATACCTCTGTAAATTAAATAGAGGTGAAAGTTCAAATGGATCTAAATTTTCAAATGCAGTTACGTATCTGTTTGCATAAAAATAGGATTGATCAATAAGCTTAGGGACAAGCTCATCGAGAAGCTCGCCCCAAACTTTATGATCTTTCATATTGGGATTAAAAGTTAAGTCAGTAGATTTTTTAGCACCAGTAGATCCTATTGAACCTGCTGTGTTACTAACTCCTGGAGATTTATCTGGAGATTTTTCGAATTCCTCTATAAACCTTTGACATAACTCTGGAGATAAAAAATTATTTCTCCTATATAAAAACATAAATTAGAATCCTGTTTCTGGATCGAAATTAGCAGCCTCTCTTTGAGCTTGGTCTATTTGCTCCTGTCTTTGAGCTTCTTCTATTTGCTCCTGATTTTGTGCTTGTGCATTCTGTTCTATCAGTAGCTTTTCTTTGGCTGTTTTAAAATCT